CTCGAACCGGACTATGAGTTGGAAGGCTGGTGGACCAGCCTGGACGAGGCGCCGGAGGCGGTGATCAAACGCTACCAGGCGCATGCCACCCACGAGCAATTCCACAGTGAGATCAAGACCGATCTCGACCTGGAGCGGCTGCCGTCGGGCAAGTTCGCCACCAACGATCTGATCCTGCACCTCGCCCAGCTGGCCTACAACATCCTGCGGCTGATGGGGCAGCTGGGCATGACCGGCGAGCTGAGCCCGGTGCGCCATCCCGCCAAGCGGCGCCGGATCCGCACCGTGCTACAAGAGCTGGTGCATCGTGCGGCGCTCGTGATTCACAAGGCGCGGCAGATCATCCTCGACTTCGGGCAGGACATCGGACGCATGACGGTATTGAACACCTTGCGAAGCCGCCTGCGCTATCCCCGAGGCACGCCATGCTGATCGTCTGTCGGACAAAGGCACCACGCAGAGAGCTGACGGTCATCGGCAGCCAGTATCAGCGTGTCCGGCGGGTAGAAATGCCTGTCAAAATGGGCTGCTCTCGTCGGTCAGCGTCGCCATGGTTGGTCCTCCCCGGGATGCGTTCAGCGGTTGAGACGGAATCGGCGGTCAAAAAATGCTCGCTGAAGGTGATAGGGGAAGTGTCGGCGCTGGCTTCACGGAATCAGGAGATTGCAAAAGTCGTTATGGTCGTGGATATGACGGTAGAACTCATTGATCCGCTGATGAAGCGCTTGGCTACGCGGGTAGCTGCGTGCCGAAAGCCCTGTGTGGATAGATACACTTTCAACAGTGAACCGTTCTGGTTCAGGTACCGGTAGATCTCCGTCACGGCTTAACCGCGACAACGCCATAGTGATGGCTGTCTTTTGAACGTCTTTCTTTGCCCGAGCAGCAACCATAGGCCTTAGATAGGAAGCCAATTTCGTCAAGTTGAACAACCCATGCCGGAAACCAAATTCCAGCAGAGGATTGTCGCGAACGATCTGCTTAAGGGCATCTGCTATGGTGATCATGTTATATTTGTAACACAGGCGGATACAAAAGACAATTTTTATCGGAAAAATTGATCGCTACCAAGACTCAGCCAGAATGCACGGATGTTCATTCGCACCAAGAGCATTGATTAAAGGTGCAACGGTGGGAGGTAGGGATATGGCATGGCAATTTTCTGGGGCTTACACGGCTCTAGTGACACCTTTTACACCAGAGGGCCAAATCGACTGGAGAGCTTTCGACCATTTGGTTGAAAAGCAGTTAGTCGCCAATATGGATGGGATCGTCTTGCTAGGCACTACGGGTGAGTCCCCTACTATCGACGAGGAAGAATTCAAATCTGTACTATGTCGTGCCCGAGACCTCGTGGGAAAATCTCTAGTAGTAATTGCTGGCGTTAGTGGAAACAACACTTTATCGACTATGCGGCAAGCGAAAATCGCGGAGATTATGGGGGTGGATGGCATCCTTGTGACTTGCCCTCACTACAACAAGCCTTCACAGCAAGGGCTGATACTACATTACCGGGCTGTGGCAGAAGCCGTAAAAACTCCTATTCTTCTCTACAATATCAAGGGGCGAACCGGTGTAAACATTGAGGTAGAAACAACTTTGCAGCTCGCCAAGGTTCCAAACATCGTTGGTATAAAATATAAAAGAAGCAAACAATGAAATGGGCCATATTCTTCAATTGATGTCGGTTTTTCCGCCATTTCGGCGGAAAACAGGCGCACTAATCCTACGTCGGCAGATATTTTCCACCGATCAGCAAGTTGCTGAAGGCGGCCAAAAGATGCAATCGATTGCTGTTCTTGGACAGCCCGCGATAGCGAACCTTGTTATACCCGAAGACTCGTTTGATGTACCGGAACGGGTGCTCAACCTTGGCCCGAATGCTGGCCTTGATCTTCTCGGCCTTCGCCTTGTTGGCATCCAGCTTGGCGCGCTCGCTTGGGCGAGGGGCAATAAACCAGTCAACGCCTTGTCGGTCCTTATGCTCCTCGCGCTTTTGGATGCCGCGATAGCCCGCATCGCCAAACACCCGCGTCTCGTCACCATGAAGCAAGTTGCCAGAGGCGACGATGTCATGAGTATTGGCGGCGGTGGTGTCGATGCTATGAATGAGACCCAGGGCATCGTCCACACCAATGTGCATCTTCATCCCGAAATGCCATTGGTTACCTTTGCGTGTCTGATGCATCTGCGGATCGCGCTGGCCTGCTTGGTTCTTGGTGGAACTCGGCGCAGCGATGATGGTGGCATCCACGATGCTCCCCTCACGCAGCATCAGACCGTTCTTCTCCAGGTGTTTGTTGACCTCGTTGAACAGCACCTTGCCGAGGTCATGGCGCTCCAGGAAATGCCGGAAGTGGAGAATCGTGGTCTCGTCGGGCAGCCGATCAACCAGACGCAATCCGGCAAAGCGGCGCATGGATTCGATCTCATACAGCGCGTCCTCCATCGCCGGGTCGCTCAGATTGTAGAAGAGTTGCATGCAGTGAACACGCAGCATGGCAGACAACGGATACGGTGGCCGGCCATTTTGGCCCTTGGGATAGTAGCGGGCGATCCTCTTCTCCAACCGCTGCCAGGAAATCAGCGTGTCCATCCGCTCCAGAAAGATCTCGCGGCGCGTCTTGCGCTTCTTGTGCTGGTACTCGGCTTCGGCGAAGGTCATCTGATCCATGGGGTGGCGAATCCTATGCAGTTGGCGGCCAGCGTATTATCGTCGATTTCGGCAAGTTGTTCAGAGATTCCCTAAATAAAACTTTAGTTTTGTTGTACAGCGAGCCTTCTGGGATGTCCGAGTCCAGGCTCGTTTCTTCTCTTGAGCATTCCAATGCTTCCGTGTTGTGGGTTAGCAGGAGATATGGCACAGCGGCCTAATGTGGGACTATAAACAACAAATAGGGATAAGCTGGGATAAGAGGCGAAATTTAGAGCCTTAAATTCAGAAGGTTACGAACACAGCGCCAGTATATAGCGCGAGCAAATTAGACACCAGCAGTGCCAAAGGCGTGCAAATTGAAAAAGAGGCTGTCTCGCTTGGAAACAGCCTCTTTTGCTAGTTATTTGGCATAGCCTAGATCTGGAGTAGACGCCTAGCCATTTGGTGTGAGCAGTCAGTGCCTTCGATGGATACGACCATCATCTCTTCATGAGTGACGTTGTATAGCTCAAAGCCTCCATCCTGGCGAAGGTCTCCCTGCATAACATCACCAATCTCAATATCGCACCCGCCAATAAACTCGGCCACCGTGATGCTACCGTCCTCGACCTGTATAGCGCCCATGCCGTTCCTAGGATTATACGCAACTACCCTGCCTTTCATTTGCTCCTCCTTACAACCACCCAGCAGACCACACGGCGCGCCCAACGATCTCAAGCTCATGAAGTTGATCCTGGGGCACTAGTACTTTGTCATATTCCTTATTCGCGCTAATGATGGATACGCCGTTGAATTGGCGCTGCAGGCGCTTAGCGTAGAGATGTCCATCCAGCCGCAGTATATAGATACCCTCGCCCTCAATCGCCGTCCTGGTGTGGTCAATCAGCACCGTATCGCCGCTGTGAAGTACTGGCTCCATGCTGTCGCCATCAATGCGGATCGCTGAAAGGTGATCCGGCGTTAGCCCCTGCTTGCGCAGTGAGTAGCGCGTAAAACTGATGTGCGTAAGCACGCGGCAGTTCTCATTCCAGGCCCCGTCACCAGCGCTGCACTGCGCGTCATACAGCGGCACAAAGGCGTAATCCTCCATCCCCTTCACATCTATTGAATCAGCCTTCTCCTCGCCAAATGCGAGCCATTGCATGTCCTTACCTAGCGCACTAGCGATTAGTTCAAGGCGATCCAGTGTGGGGTAAGTGTCTCCGCTCATATAACTGCGTATAGCACCTTCAGACAACCCGCATCGGCGCGAAAATACGCGCGCACTCTCACCGGCTAGAGCATCTTTAAGCCTAGCGGGGAAACATCCGATTCCCCCAGCAGGAATAGGATGTTCTTTACCATTGAGTTGCTCAGCATCCTTTTCTTCGTAACCCACTGTTTTACAACCTCATGCACAAAAAAAAGAGCGTATGGCGCAATAAAAAGAAACGGATGCTCATTTATCCGCTTGATATACACTTTTATCCGCGCTATGTTTATGGGGAAAGACAGGTTAGACACCCCAAAAAAACGCCACCGAGGTGACGCCATGAACCACGAAATTCCTATCAATCCTTCCCAGCGCTGGGAGTGGTTGAAATACCAACTCCGCAGCCAAGGATGCAGCTTGCGCAAGTTAAGCGATGAGCTGGGTGTCACCGGCAACGCGGTACAGCTTGTTAAGTACACGCCTTACCCACGCATGGAGCGCGCTATCGCCAAAAAGCTTGGCTTCACACCACAAGCTATTTGGCCAGAGCGCTGGAACCATGACGGCACACCATGCCGCGAACGCCCCAACCGCGCAGAAAAACTCATCACAGCAAAAGCGCAAAACCGTTTATGCGACAAGGATAGCGGTTCTAACGCTATCGCGCATCGTCAAATGGCACAGGGAGCGTAGCCATGCGACGCGTCAAAGATACCCAAACATTAGACATCTTTGAGGTACCGGCGCCGGTCGTGCCTACACCAGGCAGCGGCAACTATGCCGCCCAGGTCAGCGAGCTAGTTGGGGCGGTGCTAAAGGATTGTCCTATAGACCGTTACGAAGTCGCCGCGCAGATGAGCCGTTACTCCGGTGATGACGTCTCCAAGCACATGCTGGATGCGTGGAGTTCGCCAGCACGCAGCGACCACAACATTCCTTTCTATCGTATTCCGCTTTTGGAAGAGGTCTGTCAGAGCCACGTTTTTACCGACTGGATCGTGCACCTGCGTGGTGGGCGCGTGGCCTATGGCCGTGAAGCCCTTGCTGCCGAATACGGGAAGCTTTCCCGCATTCAGGAGCGGGTAAATGCGGATCTGCGAAAGCTGAAAAAGCTGATGGGAGAAGAGGAATGAACTGGTACACCGCCAAAGAGCTGGCCGGGTTACCAGGGCTCCCCGGCACAGAACGCAATGTGCGTGAACATGCCAAGCGTCACCGCTGGGAAGGCCAGCAGCGCCTAGGCAGTAAGGCTGTCGAATACGCCTTTGCCGTTCTACCCACCGAAACCCAAAACGCGCTGTTATTGGCCCAGGCAGATAACGCCGCGCCCACGCCTGTTAGCACTGTATTGCCCCAGCAGGAAGAGCAGCGCCCTGGCCAACAGCAGCTAACCGATGCCCAGCGCCAAGTGATGACTGCCCGTGTTGCCTTCGTTCGCGAGATCGAGCGCATGAGCAAAATGGTCAGCCAGCAGCGCGCTATCGAAACGTTAGTTGCCCATGCGAAGGAAGACGATCTAACGCCTTACCTTAAAGAGCGCGTCGTGATGGCCAACGACCGCAAGACAATCACGCGCAACCTGAGTGAGCGCACCCTAAAGCGCTGGATCGCTGACTTCCGCAAGCACGGTGAGCGCGGCCTAGCCCCTAAGCGCCGCCAAGCGGATATGAGCATGCCCGACTGGGCCGGTGATTTTCTCAAGCGCTACCAGAAACCGCAGAAGCCATCGGTCGAAGCCGCCTACCAGTTGCTAGTCGAACAGACCCAACCGCCGCACCCCTCTATACACCAAGTGCGCCGCTGGCTTGCCAAGCTATCACCGGAAGCGCGGGAACGTGGCCGCATGGGCGCCCATGAGCTGAAAGCACTCCAGCCCTTCAAGCGCCGCACCAGTGCGGAGCTATGGCCGAACGATGTGTGGGTCGCGGATGGCCACACCTTTGACGCCGAGGTGATCAACCCGCTGACCGGTCAAGCCTTCCGGCCTGAAGTCACGCTGATAATTGACTGGGCAACGCGCCGCATCGTTGGCTTCGCTCTCAACCTTGCCGAATCGACTGTAGCCACGCTGGACGCCCTACGCGATGCCGTTAGCCGCGTGGGCATGTTCAACCTGTTTTATGTCGATAACGGTAGCGGCTTTGACAACGCCACTGTTTATGAAGTGGTCGACCGCCTGGGCGGCACCATCACCCACTCGCTGCCTTATAACTCACAGGCACGCGGTGTGATCGAGCGCGCCCACCAAAGCACCTTGGTAAAGCTGGCTAAAACCATGGACAGCTATATCGGTGCGGACATGGATAAAGAGGCGTCTACCAAGGCGCACAAGCTAAGCCGTCGCGATATTAAACAGGGGTTAAAGCCCGCGTTAATACCCACGTTTCAGGAGTTCTTTGATTCTTTAAACGAGGCGTTAAACGTCTATAACCACAGACCCCATAAAGGCCTTTCCAAAGTTCGCGATTTGGAGTCTGGAAGGCTGCGCAACCAAAGCCCGATGGAAGCCTGGAAGAGCGCCGAAGCCGAAGGCTTTGAAGCGCTAACCGCGCCTAGCGATGTGGTCGCCTCTCTCATGCGCCCACAAGAAGTACGCAAAACCAACCGTGGCGAAGTGCGCATCAACGGTGGCCTCTACTTCCTGGATGCCCTGCGCGATATGCACGGCGAAGAGATCCGCGTGGCCTGGGACTACCGCGATACCGGCAGCGTTGGCGTTTACACCCTGGAAGGCGAACACCTAGGCGATGCCATCCTTGACGGCAACGCCACCCCCGCCATGCCTGCAACCATGATCCAGCGCGCCGCCGAGAAGCGCGAAAAAGGCCAGCTCAACCGCTTGGCACAAAAAGCCAAAACCATCACCGGCAGCGATGTCGAGATCCGCGCCATTACCCCCGCCGCCAGCTACTCAGACGAAAAGCAGGCAGCCGCAGGCCGCGCCTATGCCAAGCAGCTGGCGGATCAAGGCACACGCTTTCAGATACCCCAAAACAAGATGGAGCGTTATCGGCTTTGGAAAAAGCTGGATGCCCAACTTCAGCAAGAAGAGGAAGTGCCGGAAGCAGCACGCGACTGGTACGAACGTTACCAGCATCACAACGATTTTCGCGCTATCGCGAAAGTAATGGATGCGGACGGGCTGTCACCCGCCCGCAACCGACGGGCCGTCTAGACCACGGCCCACGACACCCCAACCTTGGATAAGGAAGCACTATGAGCGTCAACACCATTGTACCACTCACTAACGTCGGGCTACTCGCCGCTGCCGTTGAAAGCGCCGCCAACCGCCCGCCAGAACTGCCTGGCTTGGTGGTTATGTACGGCCCCAGCGGCTACGGCAAAAGCCTAGCAGCGGCCTATGCCGCCAACCTACACCGCGCCTACTACGTCGAGTGCCGCGAAAGCTGGACCAAGAAAGCGTTTGTGGTCGCCGTGCTGCGCGAGATGGGCATCATCCCCATGAAAACCCTGAGCGAGATGGTCGACCAGATCGCCGAGCAGCTTTCCCGCTCAGGCCGCCCGCTGATTGTGGATGACGTCCAGTACGTGATTGACAAAGCCGCCGCCAACGTCCTCACCGACATCTATAACGCCAGCCAAGGCACCCTGATTCTGATCGGTGAAGAACGCGTGCCCGCCTCAATGGCCCGCCTAGAGCGCCTGCATAACCGCGTATTGGAATGGGTACCCGCACAGGCGGCAAGCCTAGACGATGTGCGCGCTCTGGCTGACAAGAGCTACCCCGATATTGAAATTGACGACGACCTGCTGCAAGCCGTTAACGACCGCGTGAAAGGCTGCCTGCGACGCGTCGCCGTCAACCTCTACCAGATCCACTCAGAAGCTACCGCCAACGGCTGGCAAATGGTTGGCCTGCGGGAATGGGGCGAGCGCGAGATCCACACTGGCCAGCCACCGGCACGGAGGGGCTAAACATGCCGAAGCCTAAACAAACCCTATCCGGCATGGCGGGTGATGTAACGCCCCGCCAACGCATTTGGGACGCCATCCGTCACCAACACGTTGAAGATGGCCTGATCACCATGCAGGGCATCCGCATTGCGCTAAAACGACAGCGTGACCTGACAGAAGGCCGTATCAGCGACTACCTCCGGGCGCTTATTGCAGGCGGGTTTCTAGTGCGCAGCAATCCCGAGGCGCTGCCTGCTACGACGGCCATCTACTTCCTTAAGCGCGACGTGGGCGTGGAAGCCCCTCGCGTGCGTCGTGATGGCTCGTTGCCACCACCGCCAGGGCGAGAGCAGCTATGGCGCACGCTCAAGATCATCGGTACCTGCACCGGGCAAGAGCTGGCCGACGCTGCCAGCACGGCGGTGACGCCGGTTTCCCGCGCCGCTGCCGATGAGTACCTAACCATGCTCAGCCGTGCCGAGTACGTAAAAACCGTGCGGCAGGGAACGCCAGGCGTGCCCGCACGGTTCCAGCTGGTGCCCAGCTGCTGGACCGGCCCCATGGCGCCGCAAATTCGCCGCACCAAACAGCTCTACGACCCCAACACCGGCGAAGTCGTCTACTCGCGAGTGACCAAAACCGAAGGGGGTGAGCCATGAGCACGCCCTTAAACAACAGCATTCGTCGTACCCGTACCGTCGATATCACCAACTGGGGCGAAGAGCCGCCTCGCTGGATATTGCTGCTGGCCGATGAAGTGCGTGCCACCAATCGCAAGATGGCGGGAGAGCGCATAGGCGTCTCGCGTAGCGCGGTCTCTTTGGCACTGGCTAACCGCTACCCGAGCCCCTCAACAGACAGCATCGAAAAGAAGGTGCTGCTAGCCCTGGATGGCCTCCAATGCCCCGCGCAGCAACTCACCATCAGCGTTGATCAGTGCCGCGACTACCGCGCACGCCCAGCGCCCACCCACAACCCCATGGCCATGCGCCTGTGGCGGCACTGCCAGTCATGCCCTCACAACCCCGACCGCCAGGGAGAAAACCAATGACCCTTAAAGCCACCTGCCCCGAGTGCGGCATGAGCGGCGACATGGCCGCCTTCGTTACCCAGGGCGAGCACAACCAGGCGCTGGCCGCTGCGCTAGAGATGCCCGCCCTATTGAGCAGCCGCATCGTGCGCTATCTCGGCATGTTCCGGCCTGCCAGCCGTGCCCTGGCCAGCGCCAAAAGTGCCCGCCTGCTGACTGAACTGAAAGAGACCATCACCAGCGGCGTGATCGAGCGTAAAGGCATCACCCGTGAAGCGCCGCTAAAGGTCTGGATTGCCGCGCTTGACCAGCTGCTGGAACGCCCACCCAGCAACCTACCGCTAAGCGGTCACGGCTACCTCTATGAAGTCGTCGCCAACTGTGCCGATCGCCACGCCGGTGACTTGGAAAAGCAGCGCGAAGAACAGGCACGCAGCGGTGCCAAACAGCCCGCAAACCGTGCCCCAGCAGCGGCGCTGCGCGAGCGTTCTACCGATGACGTGTTAGCTGAGCATGCCCGCATGGCCAACCGCCAAGCCACGGTGGCCAGCGGCAAAAAAGGCCCGCATCAAACCGCCAAAGCCGCTGAGCAAGCCAACGCACCCAAGCGCCTATCGGAGCTCCTGAAAGGTGCCGCCAACCAGGGAGACCAGCAATGAGAACCTACAGCGACGCCCACATCGAACACTACGCCGACCGCTTTATCGCCCTGCGCATGGCACGCCATGGCGTGAACCTAGCCCAGTACCTGATCAACCCGCATCAGTTCGAGCGCCTAGCGCTGGAACCTGAGCCACTGCTACCCGCGCAAGAAGCCGCCGTGCTGCGGATTTGGCAGCGCTGGGATACCGGTTTGGCTGAATTGAACGAACAGGCCGACCAGCCCAGCGAAGACAACGACATCGAAGCCCAAGCCGATGGGTGGAACTGGCGCGACCTGATCCAGCAGTGGCGTGATGAAGTGGCTCAGTCTGAGCGTGAAGTGTGCCAATTGAGCCAGCGCAACGGTGCCGCCTTTGAGCCGATGCGCCATCACCGTCACAACCGTGGAATGAATCGCGGCGCCTCCAATTTTGTACGCAAGCAAGCCCGTAAAGGAGCCTAACCATGAACACCCCAGCAACCGATACCCAACAGGTACCCGACGGCTTCCGCATGGACGCCAAGGGCCGCCTGATTCCCGAGTCGCAGATCAAGCCGATCGACCAAGTGCGCGATGAACTCGTGCTCTCGATTGTCGATCGCGCCACTGAGCTGCGCGACCAGCTCAAGGACTTCAAGGCCGATGTGTTTAGTGAGATCGCCGCACTAGTCGAGACCTCCGCCCAGGAGTACGACGTTCAGATTGGCGGCAAGAAAGGCAACGTGCAGCTGGTGTCGTTCTGTGGTCGCTACAAGGTCCAGCGCGCCATCTCCGAAACCATCACTTTTGATGAGCGCTTACAGGCTGCCAAAGGCCTGATCGAAGACTGCCTGCGCGACTGGACAACTGACGCCCGCCCGGAAGTGGCCACCATCGTTCAAGACGCCTTCCGCGTCGATACAGCGGGCAACATCCGCACCGGCCAAGTGCTAGGCCTTCGCCGCCTGAACATCCAAGACAAACGCTGGCTGAAAGCCATGGACGCCATCTCTGACGCCGTGCAAGTCACCGGCTCCAAGAGCTACATCCGCATCTATGAGCGCGTCGGCAGCACCGACCAATACCAGCCCATCAGCCTAGATATCGCGGGAGTTTAACCATGCCCAGCAAGTGCGCGTATTTCTACCAGCTACAAGAACGCGGCATCAGTGCCGCTCAGGCCAAGCAGTGGCTAAAGCAGAACCCGCCGCCGCGTAAGTGGAAGCACAGCGCCTGGCGTTGGGCTAGCGAGAACATGACCGATGAGGTGACCCAATGAGCACCGTATTGAATGCCAGTTCAATCAGCGTCAGCCCTGCGATCGGCGGTTTTGTTGGCACCTTGCGCGGCAAGCGTGCCACGGGTACCACCCACCGCGACGCGGCCCTGAATGTAGCGCGCAAGGTATATGGCCCAAAAGTGAACGTCGTTAACGACTATCTGCGCGACTCCGATGTAGCGGCGGGCATCCAGTACCGCTACCAAATTACTTACATGAGAGGTGCTGCATGAGCCACACACTCAAATACGGCGACCGCGTGAGCTATACGCGCACCGTTCGCAAAGGCAACCAGATCAGCATTTCAGCCCGTAAGGGAATGCTAGTCAGCATCAAGGGCGATGTGGCGTTTATCCGCGCCCAGAACGGGCGCCTGATTAACGTCAACGCCAGCAACGTTCGGCCTGCTGGTCAGCCCAACGCCCTCACCGAATCCATTAAAGCCATGCAGGAAGGTGCCCAATGAGCAAGGTCGAGATCAACAGCATGGATGTCGCGGTGGATAAAAAAGCCATTGGCCAAGCCTTCGTCACGCTGGCGGCTCCAATCATTGCCGCAAAAGCACTGGCTGATCGTTATGGCGAAGAGAAAGCTAAAACAATGCTGGGCTTGGAGCCAAAGGAAGACCTCGATAAGGCAGGCCAAGTGGTGCTAGGCACCTACAACGGCCTGGTATGCCGTTTAGTGATTGAGCCAGAGAGCGGCAGTTGGATGGGGGGCAGCCTTACCCACGAGCCAATTAAAGGCATCTTCATTCAAAACATGGAAGTGAACGGCAAGAAGCTAAAGGTCGGAGCATAGCGAAACGCCCCACGTGGGGCGTCTGCTGGGCGTGGTGGCCCGGCACTGATGAGCAGCCAATGAGGTGAACAATGGATAAGTGGAAAGATATCAAAGAGCGCTTAAACCACCTGCACGGTTCAGTAGAGCTGCTGGCGGATGGGCACACGCTGTCAATGATCAAGGTGCATGACGGAAAGAAGATCTTTGTCCGCGTATACGTAGACGGCTGTGTGGACTTCAAATGGACAAAAACCGAGGACGGTAAGCCAGTGCATGCCCAAGGGCGATTCTGGCGGCCATTGAAACGGGCGGCATATCCAAAAAAAGCTTACCCGAGCTTGAAACGTATATATGGCAAGAAAGAAGCCGATCGAATGGTAACGCCTCGGGTGATCGGCGTTGTGCCGGATTTTGGCACCGAAGGCGCTGCGGTGGCTCACCTCAAGAAGCACTTCCCTGATCTTGTGATCAAGGCGGATGAGGTAGCGTCATGATCACCAAAGGCAAGCTCGCTCAAATCCACATCGCCAAGGCCCAATTGGGCCTAACCGATGAAGACTACCGCGCCATCCTGGCGCGCACTGCGGGCGTGAGCAGTGCCAAAGAACTCACAAATCGCACCGTTGGCGGTGTGATGTTTGAGTTCCGCCGCCTGGGTTTTGAGCCAAAGCCCGCCAAAAAGGCAGGCCGTAAGGCACCACGTACACCAGCGACACGCCAAGCGGAAATGAAAAAGGTCGAAGCACTCCTGGCGGAAGCGGGCCGCGCCTGGGCCTACGCCGATGGCATGGCCAAACACATGTTCAAAGTCGACCGCGTGGACTTTCTCGACGATAGCCAACTGCACAAGCTGCTCCAGGCGTTGATCATCGACGCCAAGCGGCAAGGACGGTACCCCAATGACCTCGCATAAGCTGGACAACCTAGATCTAGGCTTCGGCATCCCAGCCGATGCCCTGGACTACCTCGACCCCGAGATATTAAAAAAGTGGCCGCAAGGGTTAAGCGATATGCTCACAGTGGTCGAGAACGCCCATGTTCGCGCCGGTGATGACCCCAAAGTAGCACGCAGCCGCGCCTTTGCAGCTGTGCGTGCTATCAGCTCGTTTGCCGGTGGCCGTAGCCTCTACGTACCCCAGGGCCGCCAGCTAGATCGCGCCCTGCGAGACCGAGAAATATGGGAGCGCCACACCGGCGACAACATCCCCCAACTGGTCGAAGACTACGACCTGACCGAAGCGCAGATCTATAGCATTCTCGGCGAGCAGCGCAAGCTTGCCCGCGCCCGTATGCAATCTGATCTTTTCGGTGAAAGCGCAAACGGCTAAGCTAGCCTCAAAAGAATTAGGGGAAGGATATGAAAGCACTCGCAGGGATCACTATTATCAGCGCCGCGTTACTGGCGGGCTGTGGAGAGAGCCAAGCAACCAGCAACGTCACTATCAATGAGGAAGCGATCAAGGCTGAAGTGATGGCTGGCAGTACTGCAAAAGACTTCCTAGTGACTGACGATGGCGCTATCTATGTGGGCGTTCTGGACAATGGCAACAACCGCGACGGCTATGCGATGTCCGTCTGTGAGACTGTAAGAGTAAACGCCACCGGTGAAGGCAGCCGCCTAGTGCGCATCATTGACGTTGCAGCTGTGTCCAGAGGCGAGGGATTCAAGACGCTAGGACGACAGCAGTGTGAAATTTGAGCTAATAGTTTTGAGATATAAAAGGAAAAAACATGGATGACATTAGTAGCCTTGCGTCCACAGCGCTCGTAGCTCTATTCAGTGCTTGGGCTGGGGTATGGTTTTCGTTGAAAAGATTCAAAAGCGAGAAGAGATGGGAAAAAAAGACACAGGCTTACGAGAACATCATTGAAGCACTGCACTTTTCTAAAATTTATCTCGACTCTCATTTAGATGCGTTATACGAGCAAAAAACCTTAAATCAGGAATACTCCGATAAGTTGCGAGATGATTCTATGAAGGCTTCGAAAGCACTACGCCGTATCGTGGATGTGGGCGCTTTGATAATTTCTGATGAAGCAATTACTAGGCTGACGGTTCATCAAGAGGAATTGAGCAGTGCTTCTCGCAGTAATAATTTCTACGATTATTTAGACCACAGCCTAGCCGCTACAGCCTCCTGTTTAAAAGATTTGATCCCCATTGCAAAAAGAGATTTGAAGATAAAGTAGGTCTTCTACAATTTGATGGGCCAGTCTGCGCCCGCTTTTAGCAAGCTTTAAAACTCCTAAACCGCTTGATTCCCGACCCCTAGCCAATCCCCTCTAGCCTAAACCTCACTGCACTGTGCTTACCGCTCACCACGCACGCAATGAGGCTACCGACCGTGAACCCCCAAACGCGCTATAACCTGCTCGATAAACTCCGCATTGGCCCCTGGCTGATTCTCGCGATTCTCACCACCATCGTCGTTGCGTTGCTCTATCCGCACCAATTAGGCGTGCTGCTTTGGTCGCTCACAAAGCTTTGCTGGGGTGCCTACCTCGGTTACTGGATCGACCGCTCGATATTCCCCTACGCCCGCCCGGATAGCTTCAATCCAGATAAGCACACGAACGAAGTCACATCCTGGGAAGCGCTCATGCTTCGCCGTTCAATCATCATCGCCGCCGCTATTCTGGCGCTCGGCCTAGGAGTCTGACATGGGCGCCGATACCGCCGCTGAGCTGCTCGCGGAAGGTGAACGGCTAGTGGCCGTGATGGACACCCTCACCGGTGGCCCACTGATGCTAGCCGCTTACTTCCGTCTGAAAGATGTGGTCGAGCGTGCGGAATCGGCGCTCCATGAGGAACGGTCATGAAGGATCTAAAAGCCTATCTAAAGGCCAATTTCACATGGCTGGCTATGAGTTTGGTGCTGGCCGCGCTGCTAGCGTTCGAGCTTTTCCAGCCTGCTCATGCCCAAATACCCAACGCCGCGCAGCGCTACCAGCGCGAGCTAACCCGCGTAGTGCAGCAGGAATGGGGCATGAATGGCCGTGTGGCCGTGCATGCCGCGCAGATCCACCAGGAGAGCGCCTGGCGTTCTAACGTCAACAGCCCGGTGGGTGCGCAGGGGCTTAGCCAATTTATGCCCAGCACCTCGGCATGGATGGCCGAGATCTACCCCGACCTAGGCCGCGCCGCGCCGTACTCACCCACGTGGGCCATGCGCGCCCAAGCCCTTTATAACAAGTGGCACTGGCAACGCCTGGCGAGTGCCGCTGACGAATGCCAACGCTGGGCCATGGCGCTGAGTGCTTACAACGGTGGGTTGGGCTGGGTGAACAGAGACAGGCGCCTAGCCACCGCCGCCGGTGATGATGCCGGTGTGTGGTTTGGCAGCGTTGAGAAATACACCAACCGCGCTGGCTGGGCCCTGCGGGAAAACCGACACTACGTGCGCCACATTCTGCTAACACTCACCCCGCGCTATGCGGGTACTGGCTGGCAAGGGGGTGCGCCATGCTCCAGCGTGTAATGGTCGCCGCGCTAGTTGGGCTATCTATCGCCCTATTTTGGAAAACATGGCAGGCCGAAGATCTAGCCCACGACCTCGCCCTTGAGCGTTCTGCTTTATCCCAAATGGTGGATAAACGCGATGCCTTGCAGCAGAAAGCCACCGAGGCAACCAACCAGCTAGATGAAGCCGAGCGCCGCCGACGCCTCGCTGAAGCCGATATTAAAGCGCTTCAGGAAGAGATGGCCGAGCAAGCCGAGAACTACGACGCCTTGCGTCAACGCATCCTACGCTCACCCGCCAGTGACGATGGCGAGGTAGCTCCAGTGCTGCGCTCAACGTTGGAGTCACTGCAATGACGTTAAGAGCCATCGTGATCATTGCCGCCAGTGCCGCATTGGTCGCCTGCGGCAGCACACCGCCAGAGCCGCCACCACCAATCAACGTTTACAGCTGTGCCACACCAGCGGGCATGACTGAGCCAGAGCGCAAACCGCTGGTGCCCATAGGCGATTACACCCAAAAGGAGGTAGCGCTCTACACCACGGCGCTACACCAATGGGGAACGCGGGGTTGGCTGAAAGTGGCCCGAGCGCGTGAACACGCCGATAAGTGCGCGCAAAGCGCCGAAGACGACGACGAAAACGAGTAAGGGGACGAAATGGAAATCATCAACTGGTCAGCCGCCAAGGTGCTATTTGACGTAATGCAGGCAGCACTGACAGCCCTCATGGCGGTGTACGTGTACTGGCTCAATAAGCACCGAGCCAGCCAAACCGCGATTAAAGGCACCCATGAACGCATCGATGGCGTTGAGAAAAAGGTGGTGAACCTGGAGCACAAAATGGAGCGCCTGCCGAATCACGAAGACCTGGCCAAGCTGCAAGAGCAGATGACCCAAACCAATCTGCTGCTAGCTGAAATCAGTGCCAGTCAAAAAGCCATGGCGCGCCAGGTGAACCGCATGGATGACTACTTAATGAATAACCAGCCGCGTGGAGGTCACTAATGAGCCAGAGTTTTCAAGACTTCGAAACTGAAGGTCGCCGCCTGGTCATCCTGCGGATTCTCTCGCGCCGCAATCAGTTCACTACCAACGAGTACTCGTTGAACGATGAGCTAAAAGGTGCTTATGCGCACAACATCAGCAGAGACAAGCTGCACGGTGATCTTGCCTGGCTTGAAGAGCAAGGCCTAGTGATTACCCAACAGCCGCGTGTGGGTTGGGTGGCCACCTTAACCTCACGCGGTGCTGACTGTGCCGAAGGCCTCGCTAACGTGCCTGGCGTATCTAAACCACGCCCAGGGCTTTAACCATGCCGCCTCGCAACAAGGTATTCGACCTGCCCCAGGATGTGCGCGAACAGCTAAACGAGCGCCTGGTCAGCAGCGGCTTTCAGGGCTACGGAGCGTTAGCCGGTTGGCTAAGCGAACGTGGTTATAACGTTTCGAAAAGCTCAGTGCATCGCTATGGCCAGGACTTGCAGGAAGAGTTCGAGGAAGCCATGGGCGATGTGCGTAAAACCACCGAGCTAGCTCGCGCCATGGCCAGCGAAGGCGAAGACGAAAGCGGCCACTTGATCGACGCAACCGCCAGGATCGTGCAAGACCAGTTGCTGCGTATCTCCATCGCCATGCGTAAAGCCGAGCATGAACCTGATGTGGCAGCTAAGCACCTTTCCAGCGTGACCAAAGCCCTGGCGGATATTGGCCGCGTTTCGCTAAGCCAGAAAAAGTGGGCCAAAGAGTTACGTGTGGAAGTCGCCAAAGAGGCAGCAGAGAAAGCCGAGACCAGCATGGCCACCCAAGGCATGAGCCGCGAAGCGATCGACTCAATCAAGCGCGACATACTGGGGATTGCCTAATGAGCGCTGCGCTACCTGAATCCGTTCTGCTGCCTTACCAAAAGGCATGGATCGAAGACACTTCCGATCTCAAGATCGCCGAGAAAAGCCGCCGTACCGGCTTGACCTGGGGCGAAGCTGCCGATGGCGTGCTAACGGCCAGCAGTGCCAAAGCCGCCGGTGGTACCAACCACTTCTATGTGGGCAGCAACAAGGACATGGCCATCGAATTTATCGATGCCTGCGCCATGTGGGCCAAGGCGTTCAATCGCGCTGCCTCGCACATCCAGGAAGAGCTTTACCAAGATGAGGATAAAGACATCCTCACCTTCAATATCCACTTCTCCAGCGGCTTCAAGATCCAGGCGCTAAGCTCACGCCCCAGCAACATGCGTGGCCGCCAGGGTAACGTCACCATTGACGAAGCCGCTTTCCACGACCAGCTTGCCGAAGTACTCAAAGCCGCGCTCGCACTCACCATGTGGGGCGCAAAGGTGCGCCTGATCAGCACCCACAATGGCGTCGAGAACGTTTTCAATGAGCTGATCCAAGACAGCCGAGCTAAAAAGAAGCGCTACAGCGTTCATCGCATCACGCTGGATGACGCTTGCGAGCAAGGGCTTTACCAGCGCATTTGCCAAGTGCGCGGCAAGATCTGGACGCCAGAGGCTGAGGAAGAGTGGAAAGCCAACCTCCTCAAGGACACCGCCACGCGGGAAGACGCCTTAGAGGAGTACTACTGCGTACCCAAAGCAGGCGGTGGTGCCTACCTTTCACGCGCCATGATAGAAGCCCGCATGGTCGATGCGCCGGTGATTCGCTTTGAAGGCAGCGCCGAATTCAACGCAGTACCCGAGCACTACCGGGCACTGGAAATAAACGCCTGGTGTATTGAACACCTGCTGCCGTTGCTGGAAAAGCTCGACCCCAAGTTGGCTCACTGTTTTGGCGAAGACTTTGGCCGCAGCGGGGATTTAACCGTGATTGCCCCCATGGCTATCACCCAGCAGCTAGTGCGCCAGGTGCCGTTCTTAGTTGAGCTCCGCAACGTGCCGTTCAAGCAGCAAGAGCAAGTGCTGTTCTTTATTGCCGATCGCCTTCCGCGACTTCAAGGCGGCGCGCTGGATGGCCGGGGTAACGGCCAGTACTTAGCCGAGCAGGCAGCCGAGCGCTACGGCAGCATTGTCGAAGTGGTCATGCTTTCGCAGAGCTGGTACCTGAACAACATGCCGCCCTTCAAAGCCGCGTTTGAAGACGAGCTGATTAGCCTTCCCCGCGACAGCAACGTGGTCGACGACCTACGCGCCCTGCAGGTGATCAAGGGCGTGCCCAAGCTGCCCGATGCTAAAACCGGCGACAGTAAAGACCGCCACGGCGATGCCGCCATCGCGTTGGCCATGGCCTACTACGCCAGCCTGATGGACGTGGTACCCATAGAATTCACCCCCGCGCCCCTGCCTGGTGTTCCTAGCCAGGACAACGACAGCGACGACATTGAACACACCGGATTCGGTATAGGAGGCGGCGCATGGTAAGCCCTAAAGCACTCATCAAGCGGTTATTCGGCAGCGAAAGCAGCCAGGCGCTAGAGGAAGAACAAACCCAAGATGCCCGGATCGGCCAACTCAAAAGAGAGTTTGCCGAGCACCCCACCAAGGGGCTAACACCTGCGCGCTTGTACCAGATATTGGAAGCCGCTGAGCAAGGCGACCTGAAAGCGCAAAGCGAGCTGGGCGAAGACATGGAAGAAAAGGATGCTCAGATCGGTGCCGACCTAGGCAAGCGCCGCCAGCTCGCCGCTGAGCTGGAGTGGCAGATCGTACCGCCGGATAACGCCACCGCTATAGAGAAGCGCGCAACAGAGCAAGCCATCGAAGTGTTCAGTGCGCTGGAAGTGGAAGACCTAATTCTTGATCTCGGTACCGGCATCGGCCACGGCTGGGCCAACCTGGAACTGCCATGGAACCGTGATGGCGCGATGCGCTACATCGAACAACCCACGCTGCGGCCCCATAGCTGGTTCCGGCTCCACCCGGATGATCAGAACTGCATTACCCTGCGCGACATGAGCGCTACAGGTGCCGAGCTGTGGCCTTTGGGCTGGGTGCAACACCGTCACCGCGCCAAGAGTGGGTACGTGGCGCGCATGGGCCTGCACCGCATGCTGGCGTGGCCGTACCTTTTCCAGAACTATGCCCTGGGCGATCTAGCGCAGTTGCTGGAAATCTACGGCCTACCGGCACGCATCGGTAAGTATCCAAAGAACGCGACCGAGCGTGAAAAAGCCACGCTGCTGCGCGCTGTCGTCACGCTGGGCCAGAACGCGGCAGGTATCATCCCCGAAGGGATGGCCATCGACTTTACCGAAGCGGCGGGCAAAGGCAGCTCTGCCGATATCTATAAGACAATGATGGACTGGTGCGAGCGCGCCAAAGCCAAGGCGATTCTAGGCGGCACGCTCACCAGCGGTACCGGCGAAGGCACCAACACCAATGCGCTGGGAAATGTGCATGAGCGTGGGCAAACCAGTCTGATTCGTTCCGACGTGCGCCAGTACGCAGGCAGCATCGGTAGGAGCATTTTATGGCCGATGGCGGCGCTGAACTTCGGTATTGATAAGGCAAGCCGCGCCCCGCGCTTCTATCTCGATACCGGCGAAACCGAGGATCTCGAACGCCTATCGAAGTCGCTGCCCACCTTCGTGGATATGGGCGCGAAGATCCCCAGTTGGTGGTTCCATGAGAAATCTGGCATCCCCAAAGCTCAGGAAGGCGAAGAGGTGCTTATGCCAAAGGCAGCGCCAAGCCCGTTTGGGGCCCTACGCCTGCCAGCATCTAAACCACCGCTGGCAGCACTGCGCCAGGCACCCACGCAACCGGGGCAGCCCAGCTATTACCGTGATGTGACGCTCGACCAGCTCGACGACCAGGCGCAGCCAATCGTTGATAGCTGGGTGGCGCAGGTGCAGGAGTTGGCAGAGCAAGCGGAAAGCCTAGAGCAGCTGCAAGAGAAGATCGCCAGCGCCTTTGATGACCTGGACGAAACCGAGCTGGCCGATGTGATGGCCACCGCCTTTGAAGCCGCCGATCTGGCAGGCAGAGCAACGGTCGATGAGGAAACCGGCAATGCCGATTAGCGCAGAGTTCCGCCGGCCTTTTCCTGAGCAGGTCAGCTTCTTTCGTAACAAACTGAACCTGCCTACGACCCGCAGCGGCCAAATCACCCGCGACCAAAACGACGCGGCATTCGTTGTTGCCGGTGCCACCAAGGCGGATCTTCTGGCGGATCTGCGCGGTGCAGTCGATGACGCCATTAGCAACGGCCAGAGCCTTGGCGAGTTCCGTGAGCAGTTCAATGAGATCGTATCGAAACGCGGCTGGACCGGCTGGACAGGTGAAGACACCAAAGCGGGCCGCGCATGGCGTACCCGCCTTATCTACAAGACGAATTTAGATACAAGCTACGCCGCTGGCCGCTGGGCCCAGATGACCGACCCAGATGTGGTGCGCCTACGCCCTTACTGGCGCTACATCCACAACACCATCGAGAACCCCCGCCAGCAGCACCAGCGCTGGAACAACCTGGTACTGCGCGCAGATGACCCATGGTGGCAAACTCACTACGCACCCAATGGCTTCGGCTGTAACTGCGGTGTGGAAACGCTTAATGAGCGCGGCCTGCGTCGACTGGGCAAAGACGGCCCGGACACTGCACCGAATGACGGCACCTATGAGCACGTCGATAATATCACCGGCGAAGTGGTCAACGTGCCCAACGGCGTGCAGCCTGGATGGGATTACGCCCCAGGGCAAACCGCGACCGAGCGTGCGATCGCCGCACGGCTAGAGCGCCTGGGTAGCGTCGAGGTCAACATTGCCCGGCAGAACGTAGCGCAATTAGTGGAAGCACAATTATTCAACCGCGTTATAAATGGCGAGGTAAGTGGTGAGTTTCCGGTCGCGGTGGTACCCACCGCAGAACGCCAGGTGTTTGGTGGCGAATCCCCCGTGGTGTTGCTGTCTCAAGCGGCACGGCAGGCTAACCCGGAGATAAGCGCGAACGACTACCGGCGCATCCAGGAGGTGCTCGACGATGGCGAGGTTTACCAGCAGGCGGATTTCTCGCGCCTGGTGTATCTCATCGTCAATGGTCTGACGTACCGCGCAGAGCTGCGCCGCCAAGCGGAAGTAGGCAGCTACTATGTCACGCTGTTTAAATCCGAGATCGACACGCCACCGGCAGATGCCGTGCGGTTGCGATAGGAGGCTAAATGTCCACCATCAATGTCAGCACTGACGAAGTTGAACGCGCTATCACAGAGCTACTGCAAAAAGGCGAAGACCTCACCGCGCCGATGAAGTCGATTGGTGAAGAGATGGTCAACCGCACCCAGCAACGGTTTAGAGATAAGGAAGCACCGGACGGTACTCCCTGGGCAGATAACTCCCCCGTCACTGAAAAGCGCAAAGGCCATGGCCGAGTACTCGAAGGCGAAACCAATGAACTATCCAAACAGTTCAGCTACTCGGCTGCTAGCGATAGCGTCGAATGGGGCAGTTTGATGGTCTACGCCGCCATGCAAAACTTCGGCGGCACCAAAGCTGAGTTCCCGCACCTATGGGGCGACATACCAGGACGTGAATTTATCGGACTATCAGATGACGATGAAGACGAAGTGTTGGCCATCCTCGCCGACCATTTCAGCACATAACCCCGAATCGCCAGAAACGCCCTGTAAGCGCCGCAAGGCGATACCCCGCTACGTTGCCCCGTATTTCCCCCGCAAGGCGCGTTAGACCCGCGTTAGATTTTCTAAATAACATGCTTAAAGCATCCCTCTGCTCAGGATGGTAAGAGCATATGAAGCGACACGAAAAAAATTAACCGGATTTGGTTGATTTTTCAAAACGGCTTGGCTAAGATAATTATTAACCAATCAAGGTTGAATTTTACCAACCTATGAAGGTTAATTTTTTTCAAGAGAACGGTTAACAACATAATAATTAGAATCATAATGGCGACCGCCATTACTGCAAGGCAACCGCCCGGAAAGGGAAGAGGAGTTCAACATGGCAATTACAGCGCTCGGGAAAGAACTGAGAAGGCTTCGGCTGGAAAAAGGCGAAGTAATGAAAGACATGGCCAATGCTATCAATGTCAGCAGTGCTTACCTTTCAGCTGTAGAACGTGGAAAGAAAAGCCCATCAGAGAAAATGATCGCTGGAATCAAAAACCACTACCAGCTTTCCTCTGATGAAATTCAGTCCCTACACGAAGCAGTGGTGCTTTCACAAACCAACATCAGCATTGATCTACAAGACAGCGATCAAGAGGACAGAATGCTTGCCACGGCATTCGCTAGAAAATTCAAGGGCCTCGAAGACGGGCAAAAAGAACAGATTTCTAAGCTGCTAAATGGAGTATAAGCATGCATGCACGACAACTATCCGCAAAAGTTCGCCCACGTAGCAAAAAGAATATCCAAGAAGTAGCGCAATCTCTCAGAGATGCTCTAAGAATAACAAGCTGTAAGCTTCCGGTAATGAATATGTATGAGGCCCTGCACCATATTGACGACCTCGATCTAGAGGTCGTCGAAGATCGACAGCTTCCTTCAGATGAAGCTGTCACTTACCCAGATCTCAAAATCATTCAAGTCCGTGAATCAATTTATGACGCTGCCTATGAGGGGGACCAGCGCTCAAGATTTACTCTGGCTCATGAACTGGGGCATTACTTTCTTCACCGAAACCAGCCTCCTTCATATGCTCGTTCAAGCGGTGATTATAAAATTTATTTTGATTGTGAATGGCAAGCTGATCGTTTCGCAAGTGAGCTACTCATTGATCGCAGAAGATTTTCAGGAGATTGGTCGGTTGAAGACATCATGGAGATATTCCAGGTCAGCCAGCCAGCTGCTGAAATTGCTTTGCGGGATAAGAAAAAAGAAGAGGGAGGCCAATGATGCAGGTGCATTCATTGCCTCCCTCTTCTGCTGATTCGAAAGAATCAGCTACCAAACAAGGGCTTAATGCTGCCAGCTCTTGTACATGGTGGTTAAAGCTTTGCTTCATCTGTCTTGGCGGACGTTTGAAGTCTAGTCTTGGCCACCTTGTTCGTCAATGGCAGCGACGATCATGTAAAGGTGAACAACCATGTCGACTTCGACTAATACCATTGTAATTTACCGTCCTTATATCACTCTGAAAGGAGGCAAGCGTCTTTACGCTTGGCAAAAGGGACTCAAAGCTTTCCGCATTGAGATTCCTGCAGATAAATATCGAGGGTAGCGAAACGTCAATGAGCCGGGCCTAGCGCCCGGTTTTTTTGTACTCGAAACTCCTAAAGCGCTTTAAATCCACACCCCGCCCTAAGCCCCCGATCATGGGGGCATGACTACACACAGCCTTCACTCCAAGCCCCGCGTTGCTGTTTGCGCCCTCAGTGTGCAAACCACAAGCGACAAAACGCGCCTGATGCCTGCCGGCACCTTTCACGCACCGCGTGGGGCTGCTGAAGGCACCGGCCCTTGGCACCTCACTTCCGAAGCGGCTCAAGCGATTATCCGCTTGGCCGCTGGGCGCAGCACTGATATTGCCCTCGACTACGAACACCAAACCCTTTACGCCGAAAAGAACGGCAAGCCCGCTCCTGCATCAGGCTGGCTAGACCCGCGCTCGCTTGAATGGCGGGACGATGGCCTTTACGGCTCCATTACCTGGACTGCTGCCGCCAGTGCTGCTATCGACGCCAACGAATACCGCTACCTCTCCCCCGTTTTCCCCTACGACGCCAACGGTGTGCCGTTAGACCTGCTGCACTTGGCGTTAACCAACACCCCAGCCATTGATGAGGGCGCGGCGCAGCTTGCCGCTGCTCGGATGGCGATTACCCATGACGTCAATGATGACGACCAGGAGATCGACACCGTGAAACGTGAACAACTGATTGCCACGCTCGGGCTGGCTTCCGAGGCCACCGACGAACAGATCGACACCGCCATTGCAGCACTGAAGGCTGCCCAGGCAGATGCCGACGCCTTCCGCACTGCACTAGGTGCCAAAGACTACGCGAAGCCAGAGGAAGCCGTTGCTGCCTTGAGAGCCACCAGCACGACTGCTGCCCCGGACATGACCCAGTTCGTGCCCGTCGCCGTGTACCAAGAAACCACCCAGCAGCTAGCGGCCCTGAAAGCTAACAGCAACACCGCTGAGCTAGATGCCCTGATCAAGGAAGGCTTGGAAGATGGCCGCATCCCCGGTCAAGCCACTGCCGATTGGTTGCGCGTACAAGGCATTGCTGCCTGTAAAGCCCACCTGGATGGCGCGCCCAGCATCGCCGCACTGAAAACCACCCAGACCCAAGGCAAGCCGCCGGAAGGTAGCGAGGTGAAAGGCGACGGCAAGCTGACCGAGACAGAGCTGGCAGTGTGCAAAAGCATGGGCATCTCGCCCGAGAAGTACCGCGAAGCCAATCCCGTACCCGCTGAATAAGCAGGCTGCTCAGCGCTAACCCAACAGGCAAGAGGATCACCCCGTGACCGCTGCAACCCAAAACCGAAACACCCCGCACCGCTTAGGGCTGTCTCGCGGCCATCTGGTCGCTGCGGCTACCGAGTGTTTCGCGGGCACTATCGCCGTCATTAATGCCGATGGCTTTACCGAGCCAGGCACTACCGCCACCGGCCTGACCGCTGCCGGTGTGTTTGAGCACTACCAGGACAACACCGACGGTGCCGATGGCGACCAGGTCGTGGAAGTGAAGCGCGGCAATTTCCATTTCGCGAACTCCACCACTACCGATGCGATCACCGCCGCTGACATCGGCACGGTCTGCTACATCGTCGATAACCAGACCGTTGCCAAAACCGATGGCACCGCTACCCGCTCCCCCGCTGGCATTGTCGACGACGTCGACGATAACGGCGTGTGGGTCAACATCGACCCGACTAACGGCGTCGCCGCTAGCGCCTGATAAGGACTGATTTCATGAATCTTACTTCCGCCAATTTGAAGGTGCTGTTCCAGGCCTACAACACCAACTTCCAGCAGGGCTTTAGCTCGATGGGTGAACAGGGCGCGCTCTATGAGCAGTTCTGCACCATGGTGCCCAGCACCACCGCTGTTGAGGTTTACCCGTTCCTGAAATCACTCCCGCGCATGCGTGAGTGGCTAGGCGATCGCGTTGTCCATTCGCTGGAAGGTGCCGCGTTCAGCCTGAAGAACCGCAAGTTCGAGCTGACCGAAGGTGTTTCCCGTGACGTTATCGAAGATGACACCTACGGCCTCTATGGCCCTGTCTTTGAGGAGTTTGGTCGCTCCAGCCGCGAACACCCCAACGAACTCAGCGTTGAGGTACTGGAATCCAATCCAGAGTGCTACGACGGCCAGCCGCTGTTTGATGCCGATCACCCTGTGCTGAATGCAGCCGGTAGTGAAGTCTCGGTTTCCAACGACATGGGCGGTAGCGGTGATGCGTGGTACGTGATGGATCTTACCCGCGTGATCAAGCCGATCGTTTTCCAGCGCCGCCGCGATTACAACTTCCGCGCCATTACAGACCTGAACGACACGCAAGTGTTCATGAGTGACAACTTCATGTTCGGTGTGGATGCCCGTGTGAATGCTGGCCCTGGTTTGTGGCAGCTCGCGGTGCGCTCTCGCCAGCCGTTTAACGCCGAAAACTATGAACTGGCACGCCAGGCCTTACAGAAGATGAAAGGCGACCATGGCCGCCCGCTGGCACTGCGTCACAGCCACACCATGGTGCCGAACTCCATGGAAGGTGCTGCCCGTGCCGTGCTGCAAAACCAGCTCACCACTGGCGGTGAAACCAACAAATGGGCGAACACCTCGACACTGGTGCTTAACCCCTGGTTAACCAGCGCTTAACGGCACGTTAAAAGCGGATTTGTTAAAAGCGCATTCGCAGTGCCTGCCCCGGCGGGCACTGCGCAACGGAGAGCACCACCATGACCACACGTAGCAAACAGAGCGCTGCTGCCAAAGCCAAGAAGGAAGCCCAGGTGAGCGCAGAAGCGACTGAGGCCAAAGACGCGGCGGTAACGGAAGCGAAAGCCGATGCAGTAGCGCCTAACGCTGAGCAGGAAGCCCAGACGAGCGCAGAAGCGGCAACAACAGCGGTAGCGCCTGAGGCCAAAGCCGAGCCGGTACCGAAATCGACCCAGCCGACCGAGATCAAGGGCGACACCGTCACGGGCGATGGCACCGGCAAAGCACTACCACCGATGGATGAACTCCCTGGTGTTTTCGTGCGTACAAAGCGCCGGATTAAAAGCCGCCGCCGCGCAGGCTTCCGCTTCAATCGGGAAGGTACCGGTATTGCGCTGGAGCTGCTGAGCGAAGAGCAGCTGAAGCAACTGCGCGAAGACCCGGCATTGGAAGTTAAAGACTGCACCTTCCCGCTGAATGAAGCGACCAGCGAGCCGGAGGCCTAACCGATGCCGTATTGCACGCAAGCGGATCTCATCGAGCGGTTTGGTGAAGCCGAGCTGCTCGCGCTCGCCCGCGATGAAACGGGCACGGCCATTGATACCGCTGTTGTTGAGCGTGCCTGTGACGACGCCAGCGGCGAGATCGACGGCTATGTGAGCGCAGCCGGTTACACCGTGCCGCTCGCGAACGTAACTCGCATCATCACAGCCTATGCGTGCGATATCGCCCGGTACCGACTCTATGACGAACACGCCAGTGAGCAGGTACAGAAGCGCTACGACGATGCGGTGAAGTTTCTGGTTCGCGTTGCCAACGGCACCGTCAAGCTCGGCATATCGACCGGCTCAGCAGCAAGCAGCGTCGGTAACGTGCAGATGAACGTAAGTCGTCGTGTGTTTTCCGGCGGCGGTTTTTAAGGAGATGGCCATGAGTGCCAAACAGACCACTAAAGCAGCGGCTGAGAAAAGCGCTGATAAAGACGCGCCACCACCACGGCCCCGTGAGGCAGTGCCGGTGCGCGTGAAGACCAAATCACCAGGCGTAAAGCGCCAGGTGTGCGGGGTCATTTTCGAGAACGCCTGGAAGTACCTAACGCTAGATGATCGCGGCAGCGCTTACAAAGCCATTACCCGCGACCCCGCGATGGTGATGGAGAAGGCAACACCGCCACCGAAGGCAGTGGTCACTGAAGAGCCGACAGGCAAAGAGGCCAAGTAATGCTCTCGCTCACGCCATGGCTTGAACGGTTAAACGCTCTGGGCGGCCCGGTGGTGCAGCTAGCCGCCGATGTGGACGCTGCCCAAAACGCCAAGCAGAACCCGAGCCGAATGCTGGTGCTAGGGCGTGACACCGTCACACACCATGACATGAGCAACGGCGCCGACCACGTGGTGAAGCCCGAGGTGCTGCTCGTCACCGGTATTCAACGTCGCAACTTGCCGCTGGGCAATACCGACGATGAGCTGACGCTACTGCGCAAGCCAATGCTGAACAGCTTGATCAACTGGTTACCAGAAGACTGCGATAGCGCCATTAAGTGGCAGCGCGGCCAAATTCTAGCCCTCAAATCACACGCCCTTTTCTGGGTCGACGTATTTACCACTGAATACCGGTGGTAGGAGAACGAACCGTGAGCATGAAAGAAAACCGCCGGGCGCTCATCGTCGCCCTGGAATCTGAATACAACGACGGCACCACCACACCGGCAGCGGCCAGTGATGCTGTTCTGGCGCGTGAAATTACCACCACCCCACTGGCCGGTAACAACATCGAGCGCAACTTCGTGCGTCCTTACTACGGCAACTCACCTCAAGCCCCTGGTGAAAAGCATATTCAAGTGGTGGTTGAAGTTGAGCTGAACACCAGTGGTGAGCTTGGCACCCCGCCGCCGTGGGGCAAGATGCTGCGCGCTTGTGGCTGGAGTGAAGTGATTGAAGTGGATGAGCGGGTTATCTATAGCCCGGTCTCCGATGACGAAGACTCGTGTGTGTTCTTCGCCCACATGGACGGCAACCTCCATAAAGGGCGCGGCGCCCATGGCACGCCAGAGTTCACGCTCAACGGTAACGGCATTCCGGTGATTCGCTTCACGCTTTATGGCTTGGTTAGCCCGGTCACCGCAGCGGAGTTGCCGAGCGTCACGTTGACCCAGTGGCGTAAAGCCCTGGTGGTTAACAGCACGAATACCGAGAACATGAGCCTCTATGGTGTCACCGCTCCTTTCAGCCAATTCTCTCTAAACATGAGTGGCCAAGTGGAGCACATGTCCGAGGTCGTTGGAGGCGCAGATATCGAGATCACGGGTCGTGGCCCGTCAGGCACCGTGCAGATCGAAGATCCCGGCGTCGGCGTGAAGGATTACTTTGCGATTCACCAGAACGCTGAAACCGGCGCACTCAAGCTGACCCACGGCAAAGCGCCCGCCGACCCTGCTGAAATGATCACGTTTTACATGCCAGCCATCGGTATCGAACAGCCGACGTATAGCGCGGTGAAAGGCAAGCAAATGCTGACGATCAACTACATGCCCGAGCCGATCGACGGTAACGATGAAGTGAAAATCGTTGTTGGTACGCCGTTAGTCGAAACCCCTTAGCCAGCAATTAACCAGCGGTTAAACAGCCTTTAACGAACCGTTATCACTAGGAGAACTACCCGTGTCCACCATGTATACCGTCAACGTAAAACGCACTTACAAATATCCCGTCCCACTCACCGTGTATGACGAAAACGGCAAAGAGAACAGCGGTAAATTCAAGGCCACCTTCAAAGTGAAGCCGCAGGATGAGCTGAACAGCTTGCCTGCTGGCACGCTGCTGCTCGATGAAGTGTTGAAAGGCGTAGAAGACATTTGCCTAACCGATGACGAAGGCAATGAGCTGAAAGGTGATGACTTGCTGCACGCCGCCAAAAACGATCCGGCGATCAGCGTCGCACTGATCTCTGCTTATAACGAGTCCATCTCAAAAAAGAACCGTCCGCGAATCTGATCGAAGCCGGTAAATGGTGGGCGGGTGCCTGTTACAGCAAGCCCAGCCTGGTCAAGGAAGACCTAGCTGCCCTGGGTATCAACTTAGGCGGAGAGCTTGCCGAAGAGGCCGAGGCAGCCGAAGCAGTGCCGGATCTGTTCGATGTACTGCCAGAGAACTGGGACGCCGTGCAGATCTTCCTGCGTTGCTGCTGCCAGTGGCGATACAGGGCCATGGATGGCCAACGTGAGGCCCTAGATGTGCAAGCAGTGATCAGCGTCATCAGCCTCTATCAGCTTCCCCCAGAGCAACAGCTTGAGCGGCTGGATCAAGTGCAGCTTATCGAACTTGGCGCGATTAACTTCATGAACCAACCCCGCAACTAAACGTTAGAAGGAAACACCGTGGCGAACAATCTAACGCTTAGCGTCACCCTCACTGGCGATAACCGCCAGCTTTCGGGCACCCTTAAGGATGCCCAGGGTGACGTGCGGGAATTCAGCACCACGACGGAGCGTGAAAGCAAAAAGGCCGAAACCGCATTAGAAAAGCCGGGGCGCCAGGCTGCCACCGTTTCTGATCACCTCCGCGACACCCAGCGTGAAGCGCGCACCTTTGGTACCGAAACAGACCGCAGTAGCCGCCAAGCCAGCCGTGCATTGGCTCAGACCGGCGAGCAAGCACAAACGGTCACTGGTCACCTGGATCAAATGCGTGGTGTCGCAGTTGCTGTTGGCGTTGCAATGGCCACCATGGGTGTTCGTGAATTTGTCGCAGACACCTATGCGGCTGTTAGCAGCTCACAACAGCTTCAGGCATCACTTAAAACCGTCACGGGCTCTATTGAGAACGCCTCGACGGCTTGGAATACGCTGTTAGGCTTTGCCGCAGAAACACCCTTCACGCTGGATCAATCGGTTCAAGCATTTATCCGTATGCAGTCACTAGGGTTAAACCCTAGCCTGGAAGCGCTGCGATCTTACGGCAACACCGCCTCTGCCATGGGCAAAGACATGATGCAGATGGTCGAGGCTGTAGCGGATGCCACGACAGGAGAATTTGAACGCCTTAAAGAGTTTGGTATTCGTGCCAGCAAAGAAGGTGAACAAATATCGTTCACCTTCCAGGGCGTGACGACCACCGTAGCCAATAGCGCTAACGCCATCAGCCAGTACCTGCAACAGATCGGTGAAAACCAGTTCGCGGGTGCCATGGGCGACCAGATGGACACGCTTAGCGGCAAGGCATCCAACCTGGAAGATACCGTCTACCAGTTCTATCTGGCCATTGGTGAAGCCGGGGCTACCGAAGTATTTGAGAGCACCCTCGCCAACGCCAGTAATACCGTTCAGTTCCTGACCGACAACATCGACACGCTGGCGTCTGGTGCAGAAATCATGGCGGTGCTGATTGGTGGGCGCGTAGTTGTTGCCCTGGCCAACGTCACCGCTGCCAAGTTAGCAGCTACACAACAGACGATTGCGTACCAGCTCGCGTTGGCACGCATGGCAGGTGTATCTGGTACCGCTGCCGCCGCGCAAACGGCATTGGCAGGGGCTACTCGCGCTGCCTCTGGCGCCATGACGTTGCTTGGCGGGCCAGTTGGTCTATTGGTAGGTGCTGGTGGATTGATGTACATGTTCCGCGAGGAACTGGGCTTGGTGCGCGACGCCGCCGAGCCAACCACCCAACGTATCGACAACCTTACCGATGCCCTTAATCGCAATAGCGTTGCCGCTGTTGAAGCGGGCATCGTTAACATGGCATCCGAGTACTTTGTGCTTGGGCAGCGCGCAGCAGCCGCCACCGCTGAAATTGAGAAGCTAACCACCGCCCAGGACAATGATCGCCAAGGCGCTCAGGCACGTTTGCAGAACAATATGCGCTTGCGTGATATGCGCGAAGAGTTGGCACAGATTACAACTGAGCAGGAAGCGGCGGGTAAAGGCGCTGATGAGCTGCGCCAGGTGCTTAGTGGTCTGGGTGAAACAGTTGTCGAAACCACCAATTCCACCACTGAATTAGGCACCACCAGTGAGACAACAGCGGCTAAAGCCAGCGAGCTGACTAAGGCCACCGAAGCACAAGCCGACGCCCTAGAGGAACTCCACAACCGCCTGCGCCCTGGCCGCCGCGAAGTGGTCCAGCTAGCCGACGACATGCGCACGCTAACGCTGGCCATCGCTACCGGCACCGGCAACGTCGGCCAAAATATTCAGATGATGGGCTTGCTACAGCAGCAGTACATCGAAGCCCAGAACGATACCGACGACCTTGCCGCTAAGACGGTAGACGCCGCCTTCACCATGGAAGGCGCCTTTGATGAGCTACGCCTTAACGGCCTGCGTCGCCTTGACGACGGCTTTGCGGATCTTTGGCAGTCAGCCATAGATGGCAGTCAGAACGCTGGCGACATCATGAAGCGTGCGTTGGATCAAACGCTGGCCGAAATGGCCCACATGGCCATCACCCGCCCGATCATCGTAGAGCTGCAAGGCATGATGGGCATGGGCGGCGGCACTGCCGCCAATGGCCAGCAATCCGGCATGTCGCTCCAAAGCATCAACCCTCAAACACTGCAAAGCGGTTGGGATACTGTAAGCGGCTGGTTCAAAGGCGGCGCTTCCGCTGGCAGTGCCCCTGTTAGCTACGGTGGTACGGGGTTCGCCTCTCAAGTGTCGACCGGCGGTTATAGCGGCTGGGCGGGTAATGCTTCAGGCGCTGCCGCCCAGGGCACCGGCTTTATGGCCAACGCTGGCAGCATGATGCAGACAGCGGGCGTTACCTACGCGGGCTATCAATTCGGGAACATGGCAGGCGACGCAATAAGTGGGGCCTTAACAGACAAACAGGCGCAATCAAGCTGGGGTCAAGACATCGGCGCTGCGGTTGGCACTTACTTTTTGCCCGGAATAGGCACAGGCATTGGCGCGGCTATCGGTAACGTGGTCGATAGCGTCTTTGGGTCTAATTCAGCGGTCTACAAGGGCAAAGTAGCCACGGTCGATGAGTCCATCCTCAATGTCGATAACGTAAACCAAAAAATAGCCGAGCTTGGTGATGCCGCCGCCGGTGATTTTTTTGGCATTACGGATACCGGGTCAAACCTACGGAAAGACCTCGGCCGTGCGCGGGAAGGAAGTTACTTCGAGGGCGGCAATAATGAGGAGTACTACGAGCTAAGCGCGTTTGGAGCTGTCGGGTTTAAAGACCGGCACACCCGCGATCTGGGCAAAGGTGGCGAGGACGGCTGGTGGGATGAGGTTACCCAAGGCGCCGCCCAGATCGACAACATGGTAGCCGCCCTGGCTCGTGGCGAAGATGAATTTGAAGCCATGAAAACGGCGGTTCAGGCCGTCGAGGTCTACAGCGAAAACGCCCAAGATCTGGTCGATGCGTTCACGCAAACCCGCCCAATGGCGGCCATCGACGCCATGACCAGTGAGTACGGCCAATTCGTGCAAGCGCTGGACGGATCCGTTGAGGAGATCGTCACCCGCGCCCAGCAAGGCGCGAGTATCTTGGCGCAGGCGGAAAGCATTAATGACCTGATCGGTGATGAAGTCATGGGCCGTCTGCAAGGCATTTCCGGCAGCGGTGAGTTTGATCAAATCGCCGCCGGTCTGGAAATGTCGGTGCAGTCCGTCTCGCTGCTGATGGGCAGTATTGACCGCTTAAATCTACAATTCGACGAAACCGCCGAAGGTGCGTTAGATGCAGCGGGCAATATCGCCCAATGGGTGGGTGGCGTACAAAACCTAGCCGCGATCAATCAGAGCTACTACGAAGCCGCCTTCTCAGAAACTGAGCGCCTCTCAAACGCGCAAACGGACCTACTCGCCTCGCTTTCCAGTGTGACCGACGAAGCCCCTCGCACCGTGGCAGAGCTGCGGGCGATTGTTGAAGCGCAAAGCCTGAATGGCGAAGCGTCACAGCAGCTCGCCTATGACCTGATGGCCCTTGCTCCGGCGTTAAAAGAAACCAACGCCGCCGTGCGCGATGCAATCGAGCAGCAGTACCAAGAAAGCCTAGGCCGTACCCCTGAAAGCGGCGGTATGGATTACTGGTTTAATCAAGTCGCAAGCGGATCAGCAACGTTAGAGCGTGCCCTATCAGCGATCGCCGCCAGTTCAGAAGCCGCCTCATTTGCCGCTGATGACGCCGCTGATAGCGTGGATACCATGGCGGATGCACTGCGAGCCCAAGAGCAACTAGAAAAGCAACTGCTGCAGGCGCAGGGCAATACGGACGCGCTACGTCAGCTCGAAATTGACCGGCTGAGTGAGCTGGAAAATGCCGAGATCGACAATCTCACTGCCTTGCAAACACGTGTCTGGAATATTGATTACGAAAAAGACGCCATGCAAGCGGCTGAGCAAGCCCAGCAAGCGCGCATCAGTGCTCTGCAGCAAGAAACCCGCGCCATGATGAGTGCCGGGCAAAATATCCGGCAGTTTGTCGAAGATTTGCAGAATACCGGCGGTGCGGGCGTCTCCCCGGAAACGGCGTATCAGAATGCTGAAGAGTCGTTCTTAGCGGCCATCTCCACCATCTATACGTCAGACGACGACGCCTTGGTGCAAGACACCATCAGTGGCATTACCGGCATCGCCCAACAGTACCTGGCAGCGGCAGAGAGTTACGGCGCAAGCGGTGATGTTTACCAGCAAGCGCTGGGGTTGGTAGAAGGCAGCTTGGATGATCTCGCAGGCCGTTTGGGCAGCGATGAGCTAACCGATATCGATCCGCAGCTGCAAGCGATGATTGATCAGCTCCAAACCGTGGCAGGAAATACCGGCCTGTCAGGCCCGCTTGCCAAGCAGGTGCCCTTGGCACAGACATTTAGCGAGTTCTTCGGCGGCAATGGCTCGCAGAACTATATGTACCGGCAGCTGGGCGCGCTCGCGGGCATTGAGGCGGCTATCCGTGAAACCGTCGCGCAGCAAGTTGAAGAGAGCACACCGCAAGGTAGAACTATCTCCGTCAGCCAAGCGGCGTCCGCGTTACGGGGCACCGGTAACGATCAACTGGAATATCTGTTTAGAAGCTCAGCGGGGGCTGCTACGTGGGCGGGCAATATGGAGGTCAACCTCGGCGAGACATTGAACGGTGAGCAGAATAGCCTCACCAGCACTGTTACAGCGAGCATGATCGCGAATGCCCTGGATTTTGATGAAGAACGCTACTTCACCCTGAATGAAGACGTTGCCGCTGCCGTGGCACGCGGGGAATTTAAATCAGGACTACATCACTTTGTAAGCCACGGCTTGCAGGAAGGGCGCCAGTTCTATGAGGGCGGCTACACCGGCCCCGGTGGCAAGTACGAACCGGCGGGCATCGTTCACGCGGGCGAGGTCGTTTGGAGTCAGGACGACATTTCCCGCTTCGGTGGTGTGGGCGCTGTTGAGTCGCTGCGTACCGGCTCGCGTCAGCTCCCCATGCCCAACCGACCCCTACCGCAATTCCCTGCCTTGGGGCAAAACGACGTGGCCGAAGTGCTGCGGGATCTCAAGCGCGAAGTGTCCGAGCTGCGCAAAGAAAACGCTCGCCTGCTGGGGGATAGCAACAGGCACCTGACCGCAGCCAACGTTCAGCGCGGCGCGGCGGCCACTCAGCAGATCGCGGCCATCGATCGTAGCAATAAGTTCCTAAAACGCATGGAAGACGACAAGCGATTGGAGGCGGCCAAACAATGACATGGACGCTGACGATTCAAGCTCGCGACGAAGAGAACCAGCCGCAAACGCTGCGCTTTAGCCAGGGTATTTATCTGGACGAAGACGACAACTTCTATAACCCCTGCATTCAGCAGCCGGGGCTCTATGAGGCGGGTCTCTACGCTGGCCAGCTGCTCAACCAAAGCCGATCAGGGTTCGGTGAAACCACGCTGCTGAACGATGACGGCAGGCTGGACTACCTGGCTGACTACGCGGTGGATGGCCGTGAGATGGTGCTGGCGTTTAACGGCGTGCCGCAAGTCATCGGCACGGTGGCACGCCTGGCGTTTTCTGACACTGAGGTATCGGTGGTACTTCGCGACCCGCTGGAGCCGATGCGTTCCCCCCACCCCATGGGCACCTATGCAGGCGATAATGTCCTGCCCAATGGGCTAGAAGGCACGCAAGACGACATCGCAGGCGAGCCTAAGCCTTTGGTGTTTGGCCAAGCGCGCAACGCTCAGCCCGTGCAAGTCAATACATCGCTACTCATCTACCAGGTGTCGTCGCTGGCGGACTGCACTATTCAAGCGGTTTACGACAGAGGCGTGGCGCTAACGGATGGCGGCACCTACGCCAGCCTGGCTGAGCTACAAAGCACCGCACCTGCTGCTGGCCAATGGCGCGCCTACCAGGGTTATTTCCGCCTGGGCAGCACAGCCACCGGCACCGTTACGGTGGATGCCGAGCAAAGCGACCCGCGTGCCGGGGCCGTTGCCCAGGCGCTGGCAACGGCGCGGGGTTACACCCTGCATGAAGACGACGTGGACACCCTCAACGCCTACGGTGCGGTGCGCTTCTACCTCACCAGTGAAACCAACACGCTGGATCTGCTCGACCGCATCGCAGAAAGCATTGGCGGTTGGCTAGCGGTACAAGCAGACCAGGTGTTGCGCCTAGGGGATTGGGAAGCACCCGAACCTACCGACGTTGCGATTCGAGACAACGCAATCGAAACCGTGACCCGCAGTGCCACTGGTGCTGGCCCCGGCGGATTGCCGGTGTGGCGCGTCACTGTTGAGTGTGACCGTATCGAGACGGTGCAAGACGACCTGGCCGGTAACGTCGACAACGCCCGTCGTGCGCGGCTGGCGAAACAGACGCGGCGCGTGGTGGCCACCGATGAAACCGTGCGAGAACGCCATCCATTGGCAGGTGAAATAACGATTAACAGCGTGCTCGCCAGTTACGCCCAAAGCCAAGCCGTGGCAGATCGCGTACTGCAACTGCTCAGCGTGCGCCGCGATAGCGTGAAGGTAGAAGCCTTGGAGGCATTGCTGCCGACAGTGGGCGGCAATCTAACGCTAATTACCCCACGCCAGGGTTATGGCAGTGGGCGTGCGACGCGCGTGACAGGCTACCGGTTGAATGCCCAAACCAACGAACTATCACTCAACCTGTGGGGCTAATCATGGCACTTGATCCCAATAAAATAGCCCTCTGCTGGCCTAACTATATCGATGACGCGGTGGTGAGTGGCGGCGCGTGGGTGCCCACGTTGCCCCTTGAGCACGTTCAAGATGACCGGTTTTCCGTCGTCGCGAAAACGGCATCGTTAGAGCCTGCTGATACGCAGTATTCGATCACGCTGCCGAAGCGGCAACGTCTACATGCCTTAGCCATTGCCGCTCACAATATGACCTCTACAGCCACTGTGCGGGCGCGGGCCTACCGCGATCCTGAGCAAACAGACCTCATCGCGGACACCGGCTGGCAGAACGTCTGGCCCGTTTTGTATGGGCTGGATGATGTGGTGTGGGGTGACGACAACTTCTGGAACCGTCGCTTATCAGAAGATGACCGCAATAACTACACCCCCTTGATGACGCTGTTTTTCGCCGAGCGGCTTATCGCTACCAGTGTGCATGTAGAGCTGCTCGACCCCGGCAACCCCGCCGGTGCCATCATCCTGGGGCGCGTGATGCTCACCGATGTTTGGCAGCCCCGAAAAAACCTCAGTCATGGAGTGCAGCACGGCTACGACACCGGTACCCAAATCACCCGTGCAGGCGACCCGGCCCGCACCGGCTACGCACGCCGAGTCACGCCCAAGCGCACCGTGATGTTCGACCTTAACAACTTAACGGAAGACGAAGCGTTTCTGCGCGTCCATCGGTTACAGCGCACGCAAGACGTGGTGGGCGAGATCCTCTACCTCTGGTCGCCGGTGCAATCACCCACCAACTTTGCGCGCACCATGATTGCCCAGCAAACCTCGCTGAACGGCATCAACTACCCGTACTACGCAAACTTTGAAAATTCCATGTCACTGCTGGAGATCCTATAAATGGCCTCAGTTACGTTCCCTGAAGAGCTAGGCGGCAACGGCCAGACCTACACGGATGATGCAGACCCCACTACCGGCCTCGACGGTCTGGGCTACACCATTCGCTTCATACCGTGCTTGCAACAAGCGGTAGCGATGGGGCTATCGGCAAAGAATGATGCCGCCGCCGCTGCCAGCTTTAAACAGCAGTGCCAAACACTGCGCCAAGAAGTAGGCGAAGACCGCCAGGCCGTAGCCGAAGACCGTGCCGCTGTCGAAGAGCACCTGCAAGACGCCCAGGCACGCATCGGCACCACCCAAGCGCTGATCGACGCCCGCGACACCGCCCTAGGCGCTCAAGCCGGGGCCGAAGATGCCGAAACAGGCGCCGTGACTGCCCAAGCCGGTGCCGAAGCTGCTCGCGATGCCGCCGTGGTCAGTGGACAGGTCTATCCGGATACCAGCACTGGCCTGGCAGCCACCAGCGACGAGCAGTACTTCAAAACCGTGGCCGCCAACCAAGAAGGCTTTCTCACCCTATGGCGCAATAACGCCGGTGTCGCCACGGAAATCGAGACCTACCCCAGCCTCACCGGCATCGCCCAAGCGCTACAGCAAGCCAACCGCAAACAAACCCGCCTAGCGCGCTCGCTCCAGCGCCTAGGCGACCACGGCCAAACCCTCCACTCTGATTTTGACCTAGACGCCCACGGCTTAGGCACCGCCCTGGTAGGCGGCGTGCAGGATGCGTTGGACAGTGGTGAGATGTGGACGACGGTTCGCGAAACGCCCACGTTGGCGTATCAGCACACCGTCGATGGCTCTCTGAAATACGTTGAAGCACCACCGAATGTGCTGGCCAGAGAGTGGAATTCTGTGGCTGGGCGTTATCAGATGCAGTCGCCTTTAGGGGCAACGAATGAGTTTCGGTGGGCTACGAAATTTGACAATGCCGTATGGGAAGTTTCCAGAGGGTATGTCAGTAATACTGGCCTTGAATCACCGATTGATGGAGAGATGGTTTTCCAATACACCGAGGATGAGACGTTAGAACTACATGGTTTCGCGCAATACGCATACATACTCGCAGGAGAGCGACGCACGGTTTCTGCGGTAATAGACAAAAATTCTGTCGATTTTATTCAGATCGCCATTACTGGATCAGAAGCATTGGGGGGCAATTACAGAGCAGGTTTTGACATAAAAAACGTAGCTTCATCGTCTGTCTTAGATGCCAAAATTATTGACTTAAATAATGGTTTTGTAAGGTTATGGGTTGTTACTCCTATAGCTAGTAGTGACGGAAACGTAGGCTTTTTCACGCTAAGGGCATTATCAGACTCGCCAACTCTCAGTGCAGCTAGATTCGAAGGGGACGGTGTTTCTGGCTTTGCCGTCGCCCACGAACAGTTAGTAAAAGGTGATAAGCCAGGGCTGATTATCATCACAGAAGACGCGCCCGTTACCCGCGCGCCGGATCAGATTAACCGAACGCTGGGGCCGGAGTTTAATAATACTAGGGGTACCATAATGGCTACGTGGCAAGGAGAAATCCCCCCGGGTTCAAACTCCACAATCATCAGTTTAAATAACGGAACAACAGGTAAGCTTATCGCTCTTACGCTGAACGCTGCCGGTAATGCGAGAGGTTGGGTGCTGAATAGCGGCACTACTTATTCAAAGGAAGTGCCTGCCAATCCTGGTATCAATAAGACCGCAATCGCATGGGACTCTGATGCTGGAATAGTGAGATTTGCAGCTAACGGGGAAGTTTTTGAAGGAAACGGCGAAATACCACAAGGCTTGACGCAAATGCAGATCAGCGACGGTGTAGGGACGCTGCCATTAGACGGCAATATTTATGTAAATACCATTGATGCAGACATGCTTTCCGTAGCTGAGCTACAGGAGATAACCTCATGATCGACGCAATCCTATTCGTATCCAGTATGCCCGCCTTGGTCACAGAGTTGGATGCGTCTCACCCAGCCATGCTTCAACGAAACGAAACCGGCGCAATCACAATACCCCCTGTCGTCACCGGCTTTGCACGAACCCCCGCCGCGATCCGTGATGACCGCGTGCTGGTCTATGCACGCCTAAACGAAACCGACGCAGCGCAATACCGCAGCATTCAGCAAATGGAAGTGCTCGCGGAAACGGAGTACACAGGCAAAGGCACGGCAGACCGGCTATACCAGATCGTCTTCGATGACCCTGAAAAATTAGCGAAGTACAACAGCGTCCATCAACGCGTGCGCACCATCACCGACCCCGAGACCGGAGAAGAGCAGCAGATCAGGCAAGACAAATTCGGCATCTTAGCCGGAGCATAGAAGGGAGTGACCACCGAAGGTGCGGGAACACCAGCGGTGGCCACCAACAAGCAGCACACACCTGCAAGTCGGCCAAGACTCCCCTGCCTAGCTAGGCAAAGGCAGTCTAAGCCAAACGTTAGAACGTTAGAAGGCTTGACATGGTGTTAATAGAAATCCGTTGTAAGCAGTGCAATCGCAAGCTGGCCAACGTCAGCGACTACCAGTTCATAGAAATAAAGTGTCCGCGCTGCAGGCACCTAAACCAGCAGAGAGCCACGAGCTCCAAACCCCAACAGGAGATGCCTCGTGGCTACCCCAATCATTCCCTGGATGGGCGGCAAGCGCCGCCTAGCTGACCGCATATTTCCGCTGATGCCGCCGCACCAGTGCTACGTAGAGCCCTTCGCAGGAGGGGCCGCGCTGTTCTTTCTGCGCCCATCGCCAGCCGATGTCGAGGTGCTTAACGACGTTAACGGCGACCTAGTGAACCTCTACCGTGTTGTCCAGAACCATCTAGAAGAGTTCGTCAGGCAGTTTAAGTGGGCGCTCTCCAGCCGCCAGGTGTTTGAGTGGCTCAAGATAACACGCCCAGAAACGCTCACTGATATACAGCGGGCCGCCCGCTTCTATTACCTCCAGCAGAATGCCTTTGGTGCCCGCATTGAAGGCCAAACGTTTGGCACTGCCACCACCACACCACCAGGCTTGAACCTGCTGCGTTTAGAGGAGACGCTATCAGCGGCTCACCTGCGTTTATCGAGCACCTTTATAGAACACCTAAGCTGGCAGGACTGCATTGAGCGATATGACCGCCCGCATACCCTCTTCTATATGGACCCTCCCTACTGGCAGACAGAAGGATATGGGGTACCCTTTGGCATAGAACAGTACGAGGAAATGGCGTGCATGTTGGCCAAGCTCAAAGGCAAAGCCATCATCAGCCTCAACGACCACCCAGACATCCGCAGGATCTTCGCGGACTACCACATCGAAACCACCGACATACGCTACACCGTCGGCGGCGGCAAAGGCTCAGACGCCATAGAGGTGCTGATCTTTAGCTGGGATGTGGATGCGGAACCAGCGGGTTTGTTTTAA